ATTCACGTGATCCTCGTTGGATGAGCTCAGAACAACAACAACAAGAAATGATGGGCCAACAAAATCAACAAGCCATGATGGATGATCAACAATCAAGTGATAATGATGCTGATGGTGATAAATCATCGACTGATCTAGATAAAGCGGAAAAACTACGTCAAGCGGAATTGACTGTTAAACAACTGAAACAAAAAGGTGCTGATAATCGTACCATTCAAGATGAATCTAAATATAAATCGGCTCTTCAAATTGTAGCAAGAAATAAATAGGAGTAAATAATGACAGAGATTGAATATAGACTGGCGGATCTTATTAACTTTAGTTCTAGCCAAAAGCCTATTGAATTTGCAGATGCATTTAAGTCTATCATAACAGATAGAATTTCATCTGCAATTGAAACTCAAAAAGCCAATATTGCAAAATCAATATTTAATGACGGCCCCGAGGATGATGATGACGATGACTTTTTTGATGATGACGATGATTTTGAATCAGAAGAGTAAGGAAACCTAAAATGCCTAAGTTATTAAAAGATATTCTAGATGGCGTAAAAAAATCAAAGATTGTACCAGGTTCTACTGGTACCAATCCTGGTGTAGATTACGAACCAAAAGCACCAAATGAACAAGAATTTGTAAAGAAGCATGAGCGTGAAGAACACGCGGATCGTGTTGGTAATGAAGATGACATTTATCAGGCTACAAATATAAAGCCTGCTCTTGCAAATCCAAAAGAAACAAAGCACGGTCGTAAAGATATTAAAGCTTCAGAAAAAGTTAATGAAGCCGCAAATACAACAAATAAAACTTTGAAGGAAGTTTTAACAAAAAAAACTTCAGCCGGTGAATTTATAAAAGATTTTCAAGATTCTGATAATCCAAAATTTGCCGGCAAATCAAAGGAAAAGCGTAAGCAAATGGCACTTGGTGCTTATTATGCTAAGCAAAACGAAGAAGTTAAGCTGGATGAAGCATCAGCTGAATCTTTAATTACAAATTTTAAAGATCGGCAAGCATATCTTGGTCATAAAAAGCAAGAAGCAGATCATATGACTCGAGCTAACAAATCAAAAGATACAACAAAACAGCATCATCTTCGGATGGCCGATCAACACAATGTTAACGCGAATGATATTCTTGATAGATATAAAAAAACCAATGAAGATCTAGCCGTTCCTTTGCTTGGTGGTAAAGATAATGATGAATCTGCTGAAATGGCCAAGACACAACTTCGCGCGCTTGCAAATAAAGCACTTCATCTTGCTATGCAGCTTGGCGATGAACAAATGATTGAGCCATGGATCCAAGCAAAGATTGCAGTTGCTAAAGATCATGTATCTGCGGTTCACGATTACATGGTATACGGCGATCATTCAAAAGACAAAGAAGAAGACGAACAAACTGCGCCTTACGATGGCGGTATTGATATGTCAGGTGCACCAAGAAATACATATCCAGATTTTTCAGTTGATGTAGGAAGAAACGTATGAGTGTAATAATCAAACCTCTTGGTGTTGAATCTATTTGCAACACCACAACATTTAGTTCATATGGTAATAGTGGATTAGTCAAGCTTTCTCATGCTTCTGCAGTCACAACTTTAGCTTTGATTACATGTAAAGATTCAACTAATACTAATATTAAATGGACTATGTCTATTATTGGTGGCGAAACTTTAATTGTTCAAAAAGGTTCGACAGATCTATTAACTTCTAATAATACAGCGACAACGCTAGTGGCTGTTCCTGTTGCATATACTAATTAAAGTAAAAAAAATGAAACTCATTACCGAACTCACAGAAGCAGTTGATTTTGAAACTCAACTTGATGAAGCAACAGGCAAGAAGCAACATCACATTCGTGGTCGCTTTCTTGTTGCTGAAGAACAGAATAAAAATGGCCGAGTATATCCATTACATGTATTAGAAAATGCAGTAAATAAATATACTGAAAGCCATATTAAAACAAATCGTGGTTACGGTGAATTGGGTCATCCTACCGGCCCACAAATTAATTTGGATCGTGTATCCCATCTTATTGTTGAACTAAAGAGAGATGGTAATAGTAATTATTTTATTGGTAAGGCAAAGTTGACTGATACTCCTATGGGTAGTATTGCTAAAGGTCTCCTTGATTCTGGTGCTAATTTAGGTGTTTCTTCTCGTGGTATGGGAAGTCTTGAATCAAAAAACGGTGTGATGGTTGTACAACCTGATTTTCATCTTGCAACTGCAGCTGATATTGTAGCCGATCCATCAGCACCTAATGCTTTTGTAAAAGGTGTTATGGAAAATGTTGATTGGGTTTATGATGTATTGAATGATTCCTGGTACCAAGAAAAACTACATGAAACACGTAAACAATTAAGAACTATGCGTATGGACGAAATTGAACTTAATAAACTTGCAATTTTTGAAGATTTCGTCAAGTCTTTATCGTCAAAAACAACTTTGTTATAAATAAAACAAATAGAATGTAAGGGAGACCTTTTTAATGTCAACAGAAAATAATGAACTCATCGAAGATAGTGCTTCACCTGAACCTATTAAAGTAGGCAATAAGGTTATAAGAACAAATGCAAAAGATAAGGATGTTAGTGGTGTAATCACCAAAGTAACACCATCAAAAGTTCATGTAAAATATGGTTCGAATACGATTGAACACGATCATGATGATTTTGATAGCATTTATCCTGAACATGATCCTAAATTATACAAGAAAGGTTATAGACACGCTACATACCATTCAAATGATGGTCTTAGTGAATCAGTTGCCTCAGAGACTTTGAAAGCTGATTCGCGTTCCGATACTTCACATCCACAATCAAAGATTGAAGCTATTAATTCAGTCATTGGTGCAATGCATGCTATGCGCAGTGATGAACTCACAAAGTGGTTTAATCAAGCAATGGATCTTATCGGTAAAGAAGCTGATAAAGAACCAAAATCAGCAAATGAATATGGTAATGAAAATTCATTGGATATGAAGCCATCACATGCTGTTGGCAAAGCACGTCCTACAGCAAATGACCCAATGCCAAAGCTAGACCATAAGAATAACCCTCTTGCTTCCATGAAGGAAGATGTGGAAGAAATGTTTGTTGGCACAGACCTATCCGAAGAGTTCAAGGATAAGGCAACAACTCTATTTGAAGCTGCAGTAAATGCACGCGCAATTGTTGAAATTGCTCGTCTTGAAGAAGAATTTGAAGCTGCATATGAAGAACGTCTTGAAGAAGAAGTTGCTTCAATTGTTGAAAATGTAGAAATTAATCTTGATACTTACCTGGATTATATTGTAGAAAAGTGGATGGAAGATAATCAAGTTGCTGTTGAATCTTCACTCCGCAATGAAATTATGGAAGAATTTATTGGTGGTCTAAAAGGTCTATTTTCCGAACATTATATTGATGTACCTGAAGAAAAAGTCAATGTAATTGAAGCTATGGCCCAAAAGATTGAAACTCTAGAAAATGCATTAAACGAATCTATTAATGATAATAACGAGCTAAAATCAGAACTTGTTGAAGCTAAAATGTTATCATTGATTGATGAATTGTCAGAAGGTTTAACAATGTCCCAAGCAGAGAAGTTTGCTGCTCTTGCTGAAGGTGTAAGCTTCGATGGCAATTTTAACTCTTACAAATCAAAGCTGGAAATGGTTAAAGAGACATATTTCTCAATGAAGCCACAAACTTCAAATATTGAGGAAGAAACTTTTGAAAGTGATGATGAAAGTGTGAATACAATAAATATGGATCCACATGTAAGTAATTATGTCCGTGCAATTGCTAGAACAACTAAGAAATAAGTTTATATAAATAAAGTAAACCTACAAAGAAAGGGAAATTAAATGTTTTTACAAGAAGAAATTCAGAAGAAGTGGTCACCTATTCTTGACCACGCCGATCTTCCATCAATCAAGGACTCACATCGCCGTTCCGTAACAGCTGTTGTTCTTGAAAACACAGAAAGAGCTCTCCGTGAAGCTTCATCACATGGTCAATTCCAGACCCTGACTGAAACAACTTCAGGTGGTGCATTCAATGGTATGGGTGCTTCTAGTTCAACTGCAGGCGCCGGTCCAATTGACACATTCGATCCAGTACTTATCTCACTGGTTCGTCGTTCAATGCCTAACCTAATTGCTTATGACATCTGCGGCACACAGCCAATGACTGGCCCAACAGGCTTGATCTTTGCTATGCGCTCACGTTATGGTAACTCTGCTGCTCTTGGTAATACATCTGCTATTGGTAATACTAAGGCTGGTGGTGAAACTTTCTATAACGAAGTTGATTCAACATTCTCTTCAGTAACAACTGGTGCTAATACCTTCGGTCAGAAGTTCGTTGGTACAATCCCAGGTGATACAAATACTTCTATCATGTCTGCCGTTAACGGTTATAACACCGGTACAGCAATGTCAACAGCTCAGGCTGAAGTACTTGGTGCCGACGGTAATAGTGCTTTTGCTCAAATGGGCTTCTCAATCGAAAAGGTTACCGTAACTGCTAAGTCACGTGCCCTTAAGGCTGAATACACCATGGAACTGGCACAAGACCTCAAGGCTATTCATGGTCTCGATGCCGAAACTGAACTTGCTAACATTCTTTCCGCTGAAATCCTTGCCGAAATCAACCGTGAAGTTGTTCGCACAATCAACATCACTGCCGTATCTGGAGCACAAGACAATACAACAACTGCTGGCGTATTCGATCTTGACACCGACTCAAACGGCCGTTGGTCTGTTGAAAAGTTCAAGGGTCTTATGTTCCAACTAGAACGTGAAGCTAACTACATTGCTCGTACAACCCGTCGTGGTAAGGGCAACATCGTTATCTGTTCTTCAGATGTTGCTTCTGCCCTTCAAATGGCCGGTGTTCTTGACTACGCTCCTGCCCTAAACTCAAACAACCTGCAAGTTGACGACACAGGCAATACTTTTGCTGGTGTTCTCAACGGTCGCCTCAAGGTTTATATTGACCCATATGCTCTCGGTGGTAACTATCTGACCGTTGGTTATAAGGGTTCATCTGCCTTCGATGCCGGTCTATTCTATTGCCCATATGTTCCACTACAAATGGTAAGAGCTGTTGATCAGTCAACATTCCAACCAAAGATTGGCTTCAAGACTCGTTATGGTATTGTTGCCAACCCATTTGCTCAGGGCCTAACTGTTGGTTCAGGTGCTCTGACATTCAATACTAACTACTACTACCGTCGTGTGGTTGTTAATAACCTCATGTAATAACGAGACTGGAACCAACCAGTCCAACTAGAAAAGGGAGCTTCGGCTCCCTTTTTTTATGTTTAATAAATAGATGACAGGAGACAAAGATAATGCTTACATTCAAACAGTTTATCGAAGAATCGTATTCTTCGCCTGGTGAAATTTTTAACAAGCGCCAGATGAAATCTATCGCGAGCCACCCTGATTACAAAACGTACGTAGACAGTCACGAACACAAAATCTACGCGAGACCTCATAAACGCGACGATCCTAATTCTGCCATAAGAAATATTGTAATGGCAAATGCTGCTCAAAAGCATACAATGACGGTAGCTATAACAAAACATGGCAAGATTTTAAACCACGAAATTCACCGAAAAGTTGGTGATGACGAATGGAAATTAGTTAAATATTCATAATAGGTAACCAGACATGACCGCAATTGATGATTCAATAACCAACCGCAATTTTCTTTCACCGCTCAATTTTAAATTTCAGTTGAAGCGTGCACCTCACATTAACTTTTTTATTCAAACAGTTAATATCCCTGGACTTTCATTACAAGAAATTGATGTAAATAATCCATTGATTCGTGTCCCATATGCCGGTGACCACTTGATGTATGATGAACTTGACATTTCATTTAGAGTCGATGAAGATCTACAAAATTATATGGAAATACATCAATGGATCAGAGCGCTTGGTAAACGCTCTTATGAAGAATTTAAGACAATAAAGAATCAACCACCATATTCTGGTAATGGTCAATATTCAGATATTATTCTTACAATTCTAAAAAGCAATAAAAATCCAAATTACAGTATAGTATTTCAAGATGCATTTCCTATTTTATTGACAGGTATTGTTTTTAATACAACTATGGAGGATGTTAGTTATTTGGAAGCATCTGCAAAATTCAGATATACTACTTACGATATTACCAAAGTCGGCTAAGTTATTAAAAAGAAATATTTTTGTTGACATGTTATTAAAAGTAAGATATATTACTAGTAATAATTGATAGGTGTTGTTATGAAATTTGAAAATGTACATGAAGAATGGAAGAAAGATAGTGAGATTGATCGGACCGAATTAGGTCTTGAAAGTCTTAAAATTCCCAAACTTCATCATAAGTATTATACATATTTGGTTACAGAAAAAGAAACATTAAGAAAACAAGAATCTCAATTTAAACAACTAAAACTTGCAAAGTATGAATTCTTTACACAAGGTCATACGGAAGAAACAAAAGCATTGGGATGGGAATTACCACCTAGGGGTATAATATTAAAGCCCGATATTCCAATGTATATTGAAGCCGATAAAGATATTGTCGACCTCTCATTAAAAATTGGCAGACAACAAGAAAAAGTTGAATATATTGAATCAATTATTAAGTCATTTCAAACAAGAGGCTACATCATCAAAAATGCTATTGATTTTGTGAAGTTTACAATGGGTGGTTAATGGAATTAGTTACCATAAAATATTACGATGAAACATATATTAAAGTAGATTGTGAACCATCTACAGCAATGGAAATATCAGACTATTTTACGTTTGATGTTCCTGGTGCTAAGTTCAGTCCCGCTTATAAGAATAGAGTTTGGGATGGAAAAATTAGACTATTCAATCCTATGGCTTGTTTACTTTATGCTGGTCTTAAAGATCAACTTGTAACTTTTTGTAACAGCAGACAATACACAGTGGAATTTGATGGACCATTTGGTGATACCGAATTTTCATTATATGAAGCCAATCAATTTATAGAAAAACTACAAACTAAATATCCACCAAGAGAATATCAAGTCGAAGCATTTATGCATGCCGTAAGAAAACGCAAAGGTGTTTTATTGTCACCTACCGGATCCGGCAAGTCACTCATCATCTATATGCTTTCATGTTTTTATAGATCAAAAACACTTATTATTGTTCCGACCACTTCACTTGTTCATCAGATGGCATCTGACTTTGAAGACTATGGATTACCTAAAGGAATGATCCATAAGATCATGTCTGGTCAAGAGAAACAAACAGATCAGCCATTTGTAATTTCAACCTGGCAATCAATTTTTAAATTACCTAAACAATGGTTTCAACAGTTTGATGTTGTCATTGGTGATGAAGCACACTTATTTAAAGCCAAATCACTGACTTCAATCATGACAAAACTAAATCAATGCAAATATAGATTTGGTTTTACCGGTACACTTGACGGTACACAAACACATAAATTAGTACTAGAGGGTTTATTTGGACCCGTTCGTAAGATCACCACTACAGCTGAACTTATGGAACAAAAACATCTAGCCGAATTATTCATCAAGGCTCTAGTACTCAAATATCCAGATGATATTCGAAAACTTATGGCTGGTGCTGATTATCAAGCAGAAATGGACTTCTTGGTAAAGCATACACCTAGAAATAAGTTTATCAAAAATCTGGCATTATCACTTACTGGTAATACATTATTATTATTCCAATATATTGATAAACATGGTAAAGTATTATTTGATATGATTTCCCAGGAAGTGGTTGATCGTAAAGTATTTTTCATATCAGGATCCGTGGATGGAGAAAAACGTGAAGAGATTCGTAAGATTATTGAAACAGAAAAGAATGCTATTGTGGTTGCTAGCTATGGAACTAGTTCCACCGGTATCAACATTCGTAATTTGTCTAATGTTTTATTTGCTAGTCCTTCAAAATCTAGGGTAAGAAATCTTCAATCCATTGGTCGTGGTCTTCGTTTGTCTGATACAAAATCCACTGCCACATTATATGATATTGCAGATGATTTATCGTGGAAAACCAAAAAGAATCATACAATACTTCACTTCATTGAACGTATTAGGATATACAATGAAGAGAAATTCAAATATAAAACCTATAATATAGACCTATAGTTATTGTTTCCTCACTACTGATTATATACACATTGGAAAGGATGTCAACCAAAATGGCACGTAATTATGTTAATAACCGTGATTTTTATGAAGCTATTAAAGCATATAAGGAAAAAGTTGCTATTAATCCGGATACTAAAATTCCAGATTATATTGGTATGTGCATATTAAAGATTTGTGAGCGCTTGTCCACAAAACCAAATTTCATTGGTTATTCATTCCGTGATGAAATGATTGCTGATGGAGTTGAAAATTGTATTCATTCCGTTTTACTTTTTAATCCAGACAGAACAAATAACCCATTTGCTTATTTTACACAAATTGCATGGAATGCATTCTTGCGTCGAATTGCCAAAGAAAAGAAAGAGCAATATATAAAGTATAAGAATATGCAAAATTCATTTCTTCAAAGTGATTACCTTGATGAATCGCTATATGGTGATAGCGGTGGTGTTATTCATTCCAAGAATAATGATGTTGCAAATGAAATTATTGGTTCTTTTGAAAAAAAGATGTTGACAAAACCAAAGAAAGTTGTTAAGATAGGTCTTGAAAAGTTCTGTGAAGGAGCACAAATGAATGGAAATGAAACACAAGTATCTAGTCCCACAATCAGTAATTGATTGTGCTGAGGCTATGTTAAATGAAAAGAATTTAAATGTTCGTAGTACATATGAACAGCGGATTGAAGCTACACTTAAGTATTGTGAAAATGCTTTAAAGCAAAATCAGCTCACTCCTAAAAGAATGCGTTGAATGAAAGTTGCTGTGATCGCTGACACTCACTGGGGTGTCAGAAATGATAATGTTGCGTTTATGAATATGTCAAAGAATTTTCTTGATAACATATTCTTTCCCGAATTAGAAAAACAAAATATTAAAACCGTCATTCATTTGGGTGATTTGGTCGATCGTCGTAAGCATATAAGTTATCTTACAGCAAGTCGACTTCGTTCCGATTTTCTGGAACCACTGGCAAATAAAAGTATTGAACTTATACCTATTGCCGGTAATCACGATGTGTACTTCAAGAATACAAATCAGGTAAATGCTTTGACGGAATTGGTTGAAGGAAAATATGGGAATTGTAATAAACTCCATATTGATCCTGCAGAAATTATTCTTGATAATAAAAAGATTCTATTGCTTCCATGGATTTGCGCCGATAATCGTGAGCAAAGCATGCGGATGATTAATGAATCCAAAGCTCAATATTGTATGGGGCATTTGGAACTTGCTGGTTTTGAAATGTATAAAGGGAGTATTAATACACATGGTGACGATCGTACAAACTTTGATAAATTTTCTCTTACGCTGTCTGGCCATTATCACCATCGTTCTTTCGATGGCAGCATTTGTTATACTGGTTCCCATGGTCAGTTTACTTGGTCTGATTACGGTGATAATCGGGGCTTACATGTTTTGGATCTTGGAAAAAATCAGTTAGAATTTATTCAAAATCCATATGAAATGTTTGGTAAAGTCTGGTATGATGATACCGATAAGGATCTTAATGAACTTTTGAATTACGATTTTAGTCATTTTACAAATAAGTTTGTAAAATTAATTGTAACAAAAAAGAATAATCCATATTGGTTTGATCTGTTTTGTGAAAAGCTAGAAAAAGCAGCCCCTATTGATTTTCAAATAGTAGAAGATCATAAGAATTTAATAATGGAAGATGAAAATATGGTGAATGAAGCAGAATCCACCATTGATATTTTCAAGCGACATATTGACCAAATCGGATCATCCAATGTTAATAAAAACAAGTTGACCAATATTATAACCGATTTGTATACCCAAGCACTTTCAATCGAATAGGATTACTATGTCAATAGTATTTTCAAAACTTAGATGGAAGAATTTTCTTTCAACTGGTAACCAGTATACTGAAATTGATTTATCCACTAGTGGAACAACTCTTATTGTTGGTCAAAATGGCGCTGGTAAATCAACTTGTCTAGATGCATTAACTTTTGCATTATTTGGTAAGCCATTCCGTAATATTAATAAGCCACAACTTATTAATTCAATTACAAAGAAAGATATGATTGTTGAGATTGAATTCAATATGGGTTCAAATTCATACAAAGTAGTCCGTGGTGTTAAACCGACTGTATTTGAAGTATATTGTAATGATACACTCCTAAATCAGTCTGCTGAAATGCGTGATTATCAAGAAATACTTGAGAAACAAATTCTTCGTATTAATTACAAGTCTTTTTGTCAAGTAGTTATTCTTGGTAGTGCTTCATTCGTTCCGTTTATGCAATTACCTACCGGTCAACGTAGAGCAATTATTGAAGATCTTTTGGATCTCCAAGTATTTACTACCATGAATACGCTGTTAAAAGAAAAAATACAAACAAATAATGATGATATATTACAGAATGGTAATGATCAAAAGTTAGTTAAAGAAAAAATAAAGATGCTTAAAGAGCATCTACAAGATCTTCAGAATCGAAATGAAGAATTTGTGAAAAGAAAACAAGAACAACTGACTTCAATTGAACAAAGTATACTAAAATCACAAAATCAACAAACAAAATTTATTGAAGAAGCTGGTACATTTTCATATGCTATTGATGAAAAAACTAAGCTAAATAAAAAAATCAATCAACATGATCAACTTCTTATTCAAATGAGAAGTAAAATAGAGCATATATCAAAAGATATTAAATTTTTTAATAACTCAGATAATTGTCCGACATGTACACAACAGATTGACAAAACTTTTAGTTGTGATATAGTATCTACAAAGGAACAAGAAGTATCAGAATTAAATGACGGTATTTCAAAGTTATTAACTATTAAAGAATCTGTTGAAGAAAAATATAATAAAGTTTTATCTGATGAGGCTGAATATAAGAGATTAATGAATGAGGCCTCAAATGAAAAGCTAAGTATTAAAATTTTTACCCAACAAAAAGAACAAGTTATTAATGAAATCAATAGTGTTGTTTCGGAGACCAAGAAAACATCTGATTATAAAATTTCGGACTTGGAAGCAGATTTGACAACATTGAGTGAAAAATATAATGAACTTCAGGACGATAAGTTGACTCTAGGTGCCGCATCTGTAATGCTTAAAGATGGCGGTATTAAGACCAAAATCATTAATCAATACATACCGATTATCAATAAGCTAATTAATAAGTACTTGTCTGAATTTGATCTGTTTGTTGAATTTGAACTTGATGAACAGTTTAATGAAAAGATCAAGTCTAGATATAGAGATGAATTTAGTTATTCATCATTCAGTGAAGGTGAAAAGCAAAAGATTGATCTTGCTATTCTTTTTACATGGAGAGCAGTTGCCAAACTTCGTAATTCATTGAATACTAACTTACTTATTCTTGATGAAATATTTGACTCAAGTCTTGATGGTAATGCCGCTGATGATCTTTTAAAGATTCTTCAGAATATAAGTCAAGACTCAAATATCTTTATTATTTCTCATAGAGAAAATCTTCATGATAAGTTTGAAAATGTTATTAAATTTGTAAAACATAAGAATTTTTCAAGGATTTCAGAATGAACCTTTTAGATTATAAAGATCCTGTTTTAAAAGAAGTTTCAGAGAAGTTTGACTTTTCCAATCCACCTTTTGATCCTATTGAGTTTGCACAAGAACTTGTAAAATTTATGTATGATAACAATGGCATATATGTAAGTGCACCTCAAGTTGGTATTCCATATAGAATCTTTGCTATGCGTGGATTACCTGAAAACTTTGTTTGTTATAATCCAAAGATTGTAATGCCAGGCGAAGAAGAAATTCGTATGGAAGAAATATCGTTGACATACCCAGGGTTATGTGTTAAAATAAAAAGGCCAAGGCATTGCAAAGTTCGTTTTGCTACGCCTAATGGTGAGGTAAGAACGGAAACATATACGGGTATGACCGCTCGTGCATTTTTTCATTGTATGGATTTCCTTGACGGTGAGGTTTTCTATACAAAAGCAAATCCAATCCACCGCCAACAAGCTTTTAAGAAATGGAAACGATGAATATTTTCTATCTGTCTACCGATGCACGCCAAGCGGCTCAATGGATGGTTGATAAACATGTTGTTAAAATGATTTTGGAATCGGCACAATTGCTGTCTACTGCACATCGTGTATTGGATGGCGTTGAATCGGTTGGTAAATCACCGACGGGTCGTAAACAAAAGACCTGGACTCTTGGTGATGCTCGTGACTCTGTGCTATATAAAGCTACCCATATTAATCATCCATCCGCAATCTGGACTCGCAAGTCGGTTGAAAATTATAACTGGCTTGTAGATCATTTCTATGCACTTGGTGACGAATATACATATCGCTATGGTAAGACCCATAAATCTTTTACTGGCGATTTGGCTTATATGCTTCAGTCGCCACCAAAGAACTTGACCGAATATGACATGACAGTTATGCCATCCGCGATGGCTGATGAATTTGTTGTGGGTGAAGATCCTATTATTAATTACCGTAATTACTACAAGATCGGGAAAGCAAGAATGCATTCCTGGAAAAACCGTCAACCACCTGAATGGATTATCTAAATATGACATATGAAATTACTGAATCGGAAATTACCACTATCCGTAACATTCAAGACAAGCTTTATGGACAAGCAAGTGCTATGGGTTGGCATGATAAGCCTCGTGAAATCGGGACTTTTATTGCTCTAGCTCATTCTGAACTTTCCGAAGCACTTGAGGGCGCTCGTAAAGATCTTATGGATGACCACCTTACAAATAGATCAATGCTTGAAGTGGAACTTGCCGATTGCATTATTCGGATTCTAGACATGGCTGGTCATTATAAGTTGGACGTTGCCGGTGCTCTGGCAGAAAAGCATCAATATAATGCTAATCGTGCAGATCATAAGCGTGAGAATCGTGCGGCACCTGGTGGTAAGAAATTCTAAATAGATGTTTACAGCTGAGCAATTAAAAAGTAAGACAGGTGATTTAGGTGAACGTCTTGTTGCAAGATATTATAGGTCTCTTGGTAAATCTGTTGAAGAATCCCTAGATCTTCTTGATAGAAAAAAAGATATGACTGTGGATAGATTAAGTTGTGAGGTTAAAACACAGCAGCCTTGGCATAAAGAATCTGCATTTACAGTAAAACCAAACCAAATTGAAAAGTGTCATGACGTAGATCTTTTAATATTTGTTGAAACACCATCTAAATATAATGGGAATTCCGTAAAAATATATGAAATCCCTAAAGATAAACGTCAAACCAAAGTTATGAAAACAAAAGATAATAGGTTAATGCATTTATACAAGAAATGCAATGCAAACCTATTGACAACCATAACAGATGATGTTATAGTGGAACAATTCAATAGATATATGACATCGACATGGAGATAATCCAATGACCACAAAAGTACGGGATACCTCCCAAGACTATGATGATATGGTTTCATATAAAGCCAAAGAGAACATTCGGACTGATTTGTCTGTATTCTTTGGTGAGGAAACCGATCAAAAGCCAATTGTTCCACCCAAGAAAATTGATCCAGATTTTCCTGAACAATGGCAATCTTTATTTGTAAATTTTAGATCACATGATGATTTTGTCAAGTTCATGAAACTGATTGATGAAGTTCCATCACCTAAAACTAAAGATCTTATTTTTAAAGCAAATAAAGATAATGGTATTTTGAATTTTTTTGGAGATTAAAATGAATCTACATAAAACGGTTGAGGATTTGGAAACGGACTGGCGAAATCCGTATGCACAATGGTATGCAGCAGGTATGCCAGCATTTGTTACTAAAAATCTTGAGCCATGGAAACAAATTTCTATTAAATTTCCTACCATGGAAGACCGTAAGAAATTTGCTGAAATCACCGGTTATTCTTTGACAGAAAAAACAAATGTTATTTGGTATCCGGATAAGGGCCGTGAACGAAACAATATGAATAGAGTTATTGAAGATGAGTAAAGCAAGCCGTTACCCGATTTACATTATCAGTAAAGGTCGGTGGGATTCTAGATATACTAGTAAAGCCCTAGAGCGTATGGGTGTTCCATATTATATTGCGGTTGAACCTCAGGAATATGATAATTATGCCGCTGTAATTGATCCAAAGAAAGTACTTACTTTACCTTTCAGTAACCATGGTAAGGGTTCCGGTCCTGCCCGTAATTGGTGCTGGGAACATTCACAAGCGAATGGATTTAAGCGTCACTGGCTTATGGATGATAATATCTATGAGTTTTGGCGCTTTCACCAGAATAAGCGTTATCGGGTAGAAACAGGATCTGGTATCTTTAGAGCAACTGAAGATTTTGTGGATCGGTTTGAGAATATTGCTCTGGCTGGACTTCAGTATAAATTTTTCTGTGTGGATGATTATCCATACCCACCGTATATCCTTAACACCCGTATCATGTCTTGTTTTCTAATTGATAATGATTGTCCACATAAGTGGCGTGGTCGCTATAATGAAGACGTTGATTTGTCAATCCGTGTTCTCAAAGAAGGTCTTTGCACAATGCTATTCTATGCTTTCCTTTGTGGTAAAGCAAGAACCGGTACTGTCAAGGGCGGTAATACATCAGAAGTTTATAATAACTATGCTGAAGATGCTTCACTCAAGAAGTCACAAATGCTTGTTGAGATGCACCCAGATGTAGTTACTCTTGACCAACGATATGGTCGTGTGCACCATCATGTCGATCTTAATGCTATTATTAATAAGAATGGTCAACCTGCTAGAGATAATCGACCAATCTTGAAAAAAGATGTTGACATTTTCAATAAAGTGGATAATTATGGTATGAGACTCATCCGTGAATGGGATACACCTGAAGCGTATGAAGACCTGGCATATTCCAGTGATGTATATCCACAAGGACGGAAAAACTATTAATGGCTAAAATTTTAATTACCGGTGGAGCAGGCTTCATCGGTTTTCATCTTGCACAAAAACTCATTAATAATAAAGAT